CAGTACCAGTTACAGCGTCACTACCAATTTTAGCGTTGGTTACCGCATCATTAGATATATGCACGGTATCAATAGAACCATCTACCAACTGGGCACTATCAACACTATCAGCTGCTAATCCGCTTGTTGCAGCCCAAGAAATATCTGTACCATCAGATGTTAAAACAGTTCCACTTGAGCCAAGTGCTAGTGCATCAGGATCGCCATTTGTATCGCCATATATAATTTTACCTCGTGCAAGTCCGGCCATTTTTGCAAGTGTAATTTGGTTATCAGCAATATGTGCAGTGTCAATAGAACCATCTACATATTGGTCACTATCGATACTGTTTGCTGCCATTTTTGTAAGTGTTACCGCATCAGCAGCAATTTTAGCACTAGTTACAGCATCATCAGCAATTTTAGCACTAGTTACCGCACCAGCAGCAAGTTTAGCAGTTGTTACCGCACCAGTAGCAATATGTTCAGCATCAATACTTCCATCTACATACTGATCACTGTCAACAGAATTAGCAGACATATGAGCAAGGTCAATAGAACCATCTACATACTGATCACTGTCAACCGAGTTTGCTGACATATGCTCAAGATCAATAGAGCCAGCAGCATAATGTTCTGAGTCAACTGCATCATCAGCAATCTTATCACTAGTTACTGCATCATTGGCAAGTTTTGCGGTTGTTACATTCAAATCAGTAATCTTAGCAGTTGTTACCGCATTGGTAGCAATTTTAACGCTGGTTACAGCATTAGAAGCAATATCTCCAACTTGCACTGCGCCGCCTGGGAACACTGGTATCTGACTAAATGTTACCGTGCCGTCTGAAGCAATTGCTATAGAATCTGTATCGCTTGTGTGACCAATATTTGTCCCATTTATAATAATGTTATCTACAGTAAGAGTGGTTAATGTGCCAAGTGAAGTAATATTTGCTTGTGCTGCTGATGCGAGTGTACCAGCAATAGTACCACCAGAGACGTTGATACCGGCACTGAAAACTGGTATTTGATTCATGGTAACAACACCATCAGAAGCAATTGCTATAGCATCCAAGTCACTAGCAGAACCAATATTACCAGCATCAGGTATTACGATATTGCCGCCTGTAGTCATTGTTCCCGCACCAGTATATGTACCGCTTACATCTAGGTTTGCGTTAATATCTACTAGTGTCGCATTCAATTCAATTTCATCGGTAGCATTGATATCTAGAATAGTAGCACTAGGTGCCCCAATGTTTTGTGATGCATCATTAAACTGAATGACGTTTGTGCTATTCAAAAGCAACCCTGTGCCATTAACATGAGTTAGGGTAACATCTTGTGCGTTACCAAGAGCAATGACTGCCCCAGTAGCAAGAAATAAGTCACTCCATTCTTTCGATGTAGAACCCAAAGCAGCACCGTTGGCAGAAGCGGGTTCTATGCCATTGGTTGCCACAATAGCAGTATCAGCAGCAGTCAAAGTGCCCGTGATAGTAGCACCCGCACTTGCTGTAATCGCACCCGTTACATCTAAACCAGAACTATCTATATCAACCCTTTTAGTTCCACCAGTGGTGATGTTGACTGTATCAGCAGCACCAAAGTAAATACCTGTATTTGTGTCGCCTGTGTTTGTAATTGCCGGCGCAGCTGCGCTGCCGTCTGCAAAGGATGCAACACCAGTGATTGTTGGCCCAGCAAGAGTAACAACAGTAGCAGTAGCACTGATTCCAGAAGTTAGTGCTGTACCTGTACCCAAAAGAGTATAGAGTTCAGCAAAGTTTTCGTTGATTTTAGCGCCGCCGCCACGGATAGTATCACCTGTACCATCACCGGGAGTTGTTCCTACGCCTATTGCTTGATATGCCATCGTTCAGTATTCCTTTGCTATATTTATACTTCTTCTATATCAAAATTATCAAATGCATTATCAAATGTAGCTACTATTCCATCGAAGGAGAACTCATCAGTTATTCTAGTGTCTATTAGTCTAACGTAGGTATCGATAGCAGTACCATCCTCAAGTTGATATTTAAATCCAGTGGATTCATCATCACCCTCTAATGTAATATGCCCATCATCAAAGAATGTTTCAAGTAATATATTTCCGCCTTCAGAACTCTCTAGTACCAATTCTGTGTTGCCACTATGATCTATGAGTATACTACCATTATCACTGGCTTCTAAAGATAATGTACCTATAGATTGTACAAATATATCTGCGGGATAAGTAAAGGGTTCCAGTGAAACATCTTCCTCTATACCAAATGGCTTTGCACCAACATCTGTAGAAGATTCACGAGCAATAAAAGTTTTCTCAAGGCTTAATTTAACACCAATACCAAACCCAGTATATTCTTCTAAAATTATATCATCACCAAATGTTCCTGCAACAGTAGTTCCATCTTCTTGTTTAAATGTTCCAGTATCTGAGCCCTCAAGAATAATTAAATCATCTTCATTTCCTTCATTATCATTTGGGAAAAATATCAAAGAGTCACGAGTAAAGTCTTCGTCATTAAAAGAATGCAAACCACTCAGGGTGTTTTTGGTTACACTCTGATTTACATTAACATCAGAACCATCTTCCAACAAGAAGCTATCTTCTAAATCCGGGTGATTGAGCAACAAACGACCACCGATTTGATCATTACCAACTTCCAATCCAATACCATCACCAGTAATACCGTTAATAGTTGTGGTTGCAAGAAATAATAAACCATGACCAGAGTTGTGGCTTTTGTTTAAAGTTGCATCAAGTCTAGTTACAAAACTAGACCGAACGTGAACCTCTCTATCAGACTGAGATACACCCTCTAAAACAAATATATCAGATTCTTCTTCACTAAGAAGACGTTCAATAAATGATGTGGACTCACTAAGCATAAATGATGTGCCATCCTGAATACTGTCTTCCAACTCAAATGACAAACCATCTTCTGTGAGAAGATCACTACCAGCATCAGTTCCAGATGTTGCTAGATGACCAGCTGAAGTGCTATCAATAACAAGATTATTTGTTATAACTACAGCACTTTCAGATACAATACGATCCTGTGAGTCTTCTGTTAGTAATACACCAAACTCGCCAGCACCAACACCATGTATTATTTGAATTGCTTCAAAATCAAGATAAACATTTTCTGGTGGTTCTAATTGTATAAAACCTTCGCCTGGATGATCTGGTTCGTAATCAACACCAACCTCACTTCCATCCTCAAGAATAAATTTATCATCAACACGTTGCTGAATAGAATTTTCTAATAATAAATTAACCTCTTCTCCAGTCGTAACACCAAGGCGACGGTTAATAGCGTCGGGGAATATTGAGAAGAATGTAGTACCAAGACCTCTATTAAAGAAATCATTTAGACCTGATTCTGCATTGATGTTTGGTTGAGCTATTCCAACAGACGCCCTAGCAGAAATATATGTAGAAGTATTAACCTTTGAAAATACATTAAATCCAGCTGGGTGAATTGATTTTTTCAATGCATTTAGGTACACATCACTACCAGTGGATGTTTCAATTACATATGAAAAATCTTGATAATAAAAAGAGTCTTGAATTCTAATTAATTCTTCACTAATCAGGTTTTCAATACCACTAAATCTTCCGATTTTATCAGCAGAAGCACCTAAATTAAAATTTAACTTTGCAATGTCTGCATGGGCAATCGTCGCAGATGCTGCGGCCGTTGTTATAGATGTTGTTCCAGCAGAGAAATCAATTCCTACATCTTCAAACAATATTTTTTCAGATGCATGAAGGAGTGCTGCGTTCGTTCCATTTAATACCAAGTTGGTAAAGGGAATATTGGTTTCATATAAAAGTTTTTCATTAGCACTATTAGTCACACCAGCTTCTAAAACAATTAGGTTACTAGGATCATTTGTTCCAGATGAATCAGTAGCATTCAATAAAAGTTTTTCACCAGCGTTTGTGCTACTACTATCCGTACCATTAAGAAGTAAATCATCTTCGTAGGATATATCAGCATTAAGTATAATAAAGTTGCCGCCGCCATCTGTCGTAATGATGTCAGGACTATTTTCCGTTATAAATTTTACTTGCCTTAGTTCATATAAAAAAGCTTCACTACCAGTTTTAAATCCACTTTCTTGGCAGAGGAAATATCTAGTACCATCAAGAACGTCTGGTTCTGATCTAAGTGAACCCTCACCATCTTCAAGAAGAATCTGTGCGAACTCTACTATCTGTGGAAACTCCATGGCCAGTTCGCCCTGATCGTCTTCCAAACGTATAAACTCAGTGCTTGATGAGGTGGCATCTATTAAAAGTCGGTCCCCATCTTGATCAACTAGATTATCTTCATAAACAAGATCAGCATTTATAATAATATTATCAGTAACATATTCATTAACTATAAGAGAGTCTTCAAGGCGAATACCCTCATTATAAGTGTTTCCTTGAGATTCATCCTCAATAGAAATTGTATCTTCAATTGAAACTTCCAGAACTTGAGTTGTAGAGTCGTATCCTCGAACTGTTCCTGTGTGTGATGTTAATGCAGCTCCAACACTAAAAGTGCCAGTTATATCTTTAATAACAAAGTTTGCACGAGGATTTAGTGCAGGTGATTCAGTATAGCTAAAACCCGGATCAATAACATTGACAGAAGAAATACGTCCGATATCTGTGGTTATTGCAAAGACCTTTGCGTTTGTACCATATTGACTTCTAACTGTAACAGTAGGTAACAATAGGTAACCATTGCCTGGATCAGTTATAGTTATTTTTGAAATATCTCCAGAACCAGATTCTAGTGTAAATCCTTCGTCTGCACGACGATTTGTATCTGTAACTGTTATATTTACTGCCCACTCAGATTCAAATCTATCACCAAGAACTAGTTCTATGTTGCGGCCACCAGAATTAATTGCGGCATTTCCAGATTCACCATAAAGATGATCAGAACGATGGTTAAAGTTACCACCGTAAAGTTCGTAGGTAGTTGTATTATAAGTTGCTGCAGCTGAAACTGTTGTTGCAGTTGGTGAATAGAAAAAATTGCCAGGATATTCATCAAAAGTATACCGTGTTATTGCTGTTGCAATAGATTCAAAAACCAAAACTTCATTATCCAAAAATGTATGTGCAGCAGATAGAATGATTGTTGACTGATCTGTAATAGAAGTAACTGTAACTACGGTATCCTTATTGATACTGTTTGATTTTACAACCATTCCCAGTGCAATATCATCTCCAGCATTTCCATCCAGTTTTACTGTTGTGGAATTAAATGTTGCACCATTGACAGAAGCAGATGATTTTAAAATAGTTGCTTGTTGTGCAGCATAATTTGATAGATATATTGGATAATAATAACCTACCGCCGCACCGTATGTTTTACTGGTTCCAAATACTGCATAGGGTTCTTCATTTACAACTGTGCCTGCTTCAAGTTCAAAATTAAATAAATCGATGAAAGTATCTGTACCATCTTCTTGTACGATAGCATCACCATCAGTCTCATTAACAATACCACCATGAATAGAAGTAACCACACCTTGAGCACTATTAATTAATCCTGCTGCTTCGGAAGCGTGATCTGAAAAAACTACAAGATCACCTACTTCATAATTAGCACCCGCATCATCAATTATAACACCTGAAACTGATCCTCTTTCCACTTTACCAACAGTAGCTGAAATATTACCACTACCAATTAGAATAGAAGTATCAAGATCAAGAACATCATCAGTGTTGTATAGTATTCCGTCATTTGTATTTGATACAGATGAAAGTAATTGATTAACAGTAAAAGTGTATCTTACATCTTCTTTAGAAGATATTCCATAAACATTTTCCCCAACTACAAAGGCACCAATTACACTTGAAATTTGAATTTCAACATAAGAAGTACCACCAGATATAGAAAAGGTTGATGCATTCTCAACAAGAGCAGTTGTTCCAGAAGTGACACCTGTAATTGATTGCCCAATGAGTTCATCTACAACAACATTACCAATACCAGAACAACGAATAACAGTAGGCTTATCCCAATCTGCGGCAGATGGTTTCATCATAAATTGGTTGGGATAGAATACTTCTGCTTCTTCATCTAGAAGAATTTTCATAAAGAGCTTAGCAGCTTCCTTTGTTCCCTTTCTTCTATACAATTCAGTAATATGTTTTTCAAGATTTCTCTTATTAATTCCGTTTGCAAGATTAGTAGGAATTCCTGCCATAAAGGATTTGCGGAATTCTTCAATAAAATCATAGATAGTGTTATCAATATCAGCATATGCTAATAGTTGTTGAATATTTTGAACAGGATTTGCACGATATTTTGTAACTACACCAGTTGCACCAGAGGTTCCGCCTGTTACAGTTTCGCCCGTCTCAAACAACTGTTGAGATGATATGAATAATCTTGGTGTTGCATTACCAAGGTCTTCAACCAAAACTGTTGCAGTTGCCTTGGATGTGCCACCCGTAATAATCTCACCATTCACAAATTTACCTGTACTACTGCGCTCTTGAATTGAACCAACTTCTGTGACAATCAAAGTTCCATCTTCAAGAAGAAGATTAGTAGGAGTTTCAATTTCCAAAAGGATATTATTAATATTGACTGTTAACTGAAGTTCACCAGATTCAAGAAAGTGATAATACGATTTTAAAAATTGAGAAAATTGTGGATGATCTTCTGCAATAAAGTCAGGCAGCTGCCCATCAATTTGAGTACTAAGTTTATTTTTTAATTCTGGGGTCCAAGATAAATCAAAAGGTGCCATGGTTAATAACTCGAAGGCGATACATAAGTGCTAGTTGCAACATAATTAGTCGAACCACCACCACTACTATTAACTACAATTGTATCTCCTTGCCCTTCAACCAAGGTATTCACAAGATCAATTTCAATAATTTGATTTCTTTTAGCCACGATATCATTAGAAGCTGGTGTTGCAGTTAATCTTATTGACCTTGATAATACATTATCAACATTAGATACAGAAGTTATATAAACTGGATTAGCAGAAACTAAACCAGTTGCATAATTTACAGTTCCAGCATTAGTATCAAAATATGTTCGTGCTGCGGCACTCAAATAATAAATACGAAGGTTTCCCGCACCATCATCATCAAAGAACATTTCATTTGTATTGTCTTGTATAAAGAATCCCGTTGAAGCAATAATACCACCAGCTGTTGAATTATGCCCAGAGTGAGGATTGTATAATTGATTTCCAAATTGTACGTTGAAAGAAAATGCACCTGCTGTATCTGGTGTATAGAGTGAAGAAAGAGCCACTGTAGTAGTATTATTCAATATAGAAGTTTCACTAGCGTCAATTAAAGTGGTAAATTGTGAGTGTCTAAAAATAGAATTGAACACTTTCAAATAATTATTGTTGTAATCAGTGATAGTATTGGACACTAGTGTTTCCAAAGACTCTCTATTATTTGTTGTTGCATTACTATCAAATTTAAAAGTGACGTTAAGTATAATGCTCAGAATTGATGGGTCTACGATTACAGGAGTGAGAGACGCAACAGTATAGGGAGATAAATCTGTAACCAACTGTGCTTTCTGAATCTCATTTAAATTCAATCCAGTTTTTGATTTGATACTAATAAATACCTTACCATACTCTGCAATGTCTGATACACCAGTAACACTATTAAATGAACCATCCTCTCCACCCCAAATAGAAACCGATTGAGTATTTGCAAAGAGTTGCCTAACATAAGTTTTATAATCTTCTGCTGTAACACATCGCCCCTGTGATGCATAGTCTAATGGTGCGTTATATTTTATAGACTCAATAGTTTCTGGTTCTGAACCACCAGCAGAGGGGGCCACTGTTCTAACATTGACATTGTTAACAGTATCAATTGCAGCTGCACTAACAAAGACAGATGCACCATTTGCAGCACCCTTATTGGTAACAACATAATTCAATATAACGACATTACCATCCTCTACTGCTTTGCCTAGAATACCATCACCAAAATATATTTCATATTTGCCATCTTCTACTTCTTGAAGAAAATAAACATTAGATGTAGAAGTTAGTTCGGCAATGTCTGTTGCTAAAGTATATGAAAATGTTGTAGTATCTGATGCAGAATTTTGTACGTTAACTGTAAGAGTTGTTGTATCTACTCTATTATCGTTAATAAGAAATCTCTGTTCAACATTTTGATTATCAACAGTATATCTAGTTGCAACATAACTGCCCTCTGATATTTCTACCCCGCTAAATATGATTGTAGAACCCTGAGAAAATGCAGTAATATTTTGCACAGTTACGAACTGATAAGATGTATCGCCTACACTAGTTGTGAAAACTGTTCCCGCAGGCATAGTTGCACTGGAGTTAGATGTATTCAAAAATATATCAATAGTTGCCTTTGCAGCTGTGGCAGAGCGAGTGGTGTATCCTAAAGTTTTTGCATGTGAAACCACACTTGATCTTAGTTGAGAAGAATCAAGAAACATTTCGTTTGCAAGCATGTTCGCATTGAAACTGAGATAATGAGTATTGTATGCAAGAACATCCAGAAGCGCACTAAGACCAGAACCCTCAAAGTCATAGTCTTTGAACTCTGTTTGATTTCGCATAAAGATTTTTAAATTGTCTTTAATTTCATCAAAGTCAAGTTCTGTTACATTAAGTCTTTTTCTTGTTGCTGCCATTATCGTAATCTCTCTAATAGAACTTCCATGTTCACAAGTTCTGTGGGAGCATTAACAACATAAAATTCAATGGTTACTTCATATGCGTTGTTGTCAAGATTGGGTGTTGCTCTAACGCCAACAAGACGAGCTCTAGGTTCAAAATTTTCAATAACCTCTTCAATCTTCATAGTTAAAACATATGCCGTAATCGGAGTCATAGGCTCAAATAAAATATCTCTGACCCCAGAACCAATTTCTGGATGAAAAGGTTTTTCATAAAAATTTGTTAATACAAGATTTCTTACAGACCTTTTGACTGCAAGAAAGTCAGTAATTTTAGAAACATCCTTTGACCCAATTTTAGGACCAAAGAATAAATCAATATCGGAATATAGCTGAGCCGCTCTTTCTTCACCTTGAAATGTACCATCAGTATATGCGGTCTTTGACATAAGTATTCCCTTTTATTATATTTATACACTCTCTGATGTATTTTTATTCCGTCATATATCTATTATGTATTTGTATTTATGATGTGTATTCTCTGTTGTTTTAATCTTTACACCATGATATTTTTCAACCACGTTGGGGCAGTATTCACTGACCCACCGGCACCCCAAAATGTTTTTGCATTCTTACTGACTGAATTGCCTGGTGCAATATCGATATGTATACCAAAATTATTCATATAACCTGGCCCTGCACCAATTGATATTATACCCGCAGCTTTTAATGCTCTTGAAAAATCAGATACCAATTTTATATCGCTCACCACTGATAAACGATTTTTGCCCAAGTTCGAGGTGTATACTTCGGGTGTGTATAACCATATATCAGCAGCAAATCCATCATTATGTCTTTTGGAACCTAACCTGTCTCTACCGTTAACGCCACTTGCAGGTTGTCCGGCTGAGTGTATAATAACATGCAAACCAGTTTTTGCTGCAGCTGTTTGTATAATATTCATAAGTTCAGGTTGAAGCGGTAGTTTGCGTATGGTTATTTTTGTAAATGCTACTGTACCGATACCTTTAGGTGGTAATCGTTCTGCTTGTACGGGTGCCGCCAATGCCGGCGTTGACTGGTACGTCGAAGTAGCTGCTCCGCTCGACGAAGCAACTGCTACGCTCGAAGTACTGGAAGTTCCGTCATCTCTGAACCTTTTTGCCCTAGCATACCAACCATTTTTAAACCTTGCCAATTTTGGTTTTCTATTAATTAGTGCATCGAAGTATTCAAGTCTTGCCTCAACCAAATTATTATTTGTAACTCCGCCGGGTTTGGCCCTAGCATCCCGTACAATTTTTCTCCATCCTCCATGCAAAGTTGTCATATCGAAGATTTGATATTGAACTTCTACGGGATATTTATCTACACCAAACCTTTTAAATCTGTCTTGATAGAAACCAACAGCTTCATCATGTGTGATATTCTTTATATCATCAGCTGTTAGAGTATCTACACCAACACGTTTATATTTTGCCCATTCTCTAGGAGTAATACCCATATTAGTCCCAAGAAGTTTTCCTTGTCTGTTTTCCTTTGTGTAATTACCTAAGTCAGTTGGATCAGCTTGATATCCACCTTCTTCTTCAATGGTGTTTTCAATAGGACCAAGATTATTTTTCTTTCTTGTTACAGGAGCAGCAGGTTCTATTTCTGTAACAGTAGGATTAATCGGATTTGATTTGGGATCGGCATCATAATTATCAAGATATTCATATGATATTTCTGCGGCAAATCCACCATACCTTTTATTAAGTTTGCTATCATCACCGATGCGCCGAAACTTTTTTCTAAACTTACCCGGCATTTCAACAAGCAAAAAATTTCCGTCAGCTTGCTCCACTGCTTCCAAAGCAGGAATACTTGCAATATTACCCGGATGTTCTCTAATAGTAAAAGTTGGAGGGATTTTAATCTCAAGTTCATTACCAGTTATTGTTATGTTTCCGAGGTCCGGTATGCTACGAACCATATGCGGGCCATCAGGATTATCATAGTATGGTGCCCTTTCTCTATACCATTGAGATCGCAAAATATCTTTTGGATACCTCGTCCTATTCCCTAATAATTCAGTGTCACGAAAAAAAGTAGCTACCTCTTGTTCAGATGGACATACCTTAATATAGTTGATCTTAATACTAGGGTGTTTTAAAGTGAACTTCAAACTTGATGTGCTTATTTGTATATCTGAAAGTTTAAATCTTTCCCACATAGTAATGCGCTTGTGTAGAAATCCAGTGGAAATTGTAGGTGTAACATTAGTTCCCGTCCCCGGCAAAATAGCTTTTTGTTCTGCCCCTGCTGAAGAAGATGTGCTTAATCTGCTATTTCCCTGTGCAATCCTGAAGGCACCAATATTCTTTTCTAATGGAGTTGTAGAAACTGAATAATCTATTTTATTGTTATAATTCACCACAAAGTTTGCATCAACATTTACATTTTCTACTATCTCGGATACAGTTTCAATTGTCGATGATGTTGAAGCTTGCAGTACTGCCGTAGCCTTTTCTACTGCTGCTTTAGAACTACCAGTTTCTTTTTCAAGATTTGGAATATTGGCACAAATATCTATGGCCTCTTCTATTTCAATCGCAGCAGACGATAATATGCCAAGTGCAGATTCAACAAGATTATCCAACTTTAAACCTGATGCTGTTAAATCAGCTTCAAATTCAGATTTAATTTTTGCAAGGGCAGAAGTATATTGGGAAGAACCCTGTTCATAAGAAGTTAAGTTTGTTATTTGTGATTGCAAATTTGATGCGTTAAAACTTACACCAGAAGATAATGATTCAATTGCTGATTGAACAACATTATCCAACTCTGTTGAATCTATTGTTGCCGCACCAGAAGGTAATGATGCAACTGCTGATTCAACAAGATCATCCAACTCTAGTCCTATAGCAGTTAAATCATCTCCAAATTCAGATTTAATTTTTGCAAGGGTAGAAAGGAACACAGGAGAATCCGGTACAAGGGAAGTTAAGTTTTTTACCTCTGCTTGTAAATTTAATACGGGCAGAGTTGGTATTTCAATAGTTTGCAGTTCATTTACCAATCCTACAAGTTCATTCTTTTTTTCTGCAAACGCAGCCGTTGCAGCAGCAGCATCTTCATTAAGATTTGCTATAATATTAGCCCTTGCGTCTTCTAACTTTAATAGAACATTATTCAGTTCTGTGCTAGCACCACATAAATTTAAATTTGAAAAATCAACCATATCTAACCTCCGGCAAATACATTGGAACTTCCCTCAGCAACAGAAGTGCAACCACTAATACCATCACCAATTCTACCAGCACCTTTATCGTTGACAAAGACAGTCGATGAACCCGTTGCAATTGGAGCTGAATGTGATGCACAAGGTGGAACATTTGGTGGTAACAAGTGTCCTGTGTTATTATCACCTTGTCTGCTTACACCAATACCATTTACAAAGACATTACCAGAACCAGCTGCTCTAGTCATACCAGAACAATGTGCTACGTCTGCATCGCCAATTCTAGTTACTGCTGGCATATGTTCTCTCCCTTTTCATCAACTCTTTCAACTTATCATTAAAAGTTTCCATGTATTCATGTTCATCATCTGTATGTGGGCCTTCTGGCCATTCTGGTTCAAACTTTATAACATTATCAAATACCATTGGTATGTCTTCATACTTTGTGTATGTTATAAGTTCGTTCCCCTCTTTTATAATAAATGTTCCGTTCATTTTAGTTCAAGTCAATCCTTGTACCGTTAATTGCTATTGTGCCCGGTCGATCAGCAGTCGGGTTTATCGGTGCGCTTGCAGATATGCTATGTTCTGAATTAATTGTCATTGCAAGGTTTGACTTCATATTCAAAGTGGAGCCAGACATGACAGACACAATACCTGATATAGTTGATTGTGAAATATTAGTAGCAACATCCAATACATAATCAGAACCAGATGATATCATAATACCACTACCTGAACTGTTTGAAGTCGGATTTGTCTTACCATCAACTGATAGCATATATTGTCCATTAATAATGTCAAACTTAGACTTCTCTGAATTGATAATTACATCACCACCGATACGACCCTTGACATCCTCGTTAATATTATATCCATGATTGCCAAGAATCTCTTCCTCAAGATTGCCTGTGCCACTAGCACCTACCTTAACACGATGATTTTTATGTATCTTCTGATAAAAGTCTCCTTCTATCTCTTGTATGTAATCACCTTTGATGAGTTCTCTTACTGAACCCTCAACAGTGATGTATCGAGGCCCCTTGATGACAATGGCTTCACTACCAATAACAATCTCATAGTTATTTCCAACAATTTTGGTGACAACACTACCATCAGGATGTATCTCTTCAAATGTTCCTGCTTTATGTTGACGAAACATTCGTTCGGCGCCTGGACTGTCGTCCATTTCTGTGATATGACCGGACTCAGATTCGAATACATGATTGTATGGATACGCAGCAGAAATGTATGGGTTTGCATTCTCAACAATACCTTTGGGATCGGGCTCAGACCAAGTTCCTCGTACATCCTGCGTTGATTGAAAAGAGGTGGTTGTGAGGTCAGGTTTGGTTGCGATAGGAATATCAGTTAGCTTGGACAATCTGCGTTCAATAAGAGATTGATGAGACTCTGATGCGATGCCTCTAGCTAAACGATTTGTATCTGGTTCGTTTAATCCGTGACCACTGGACTCCATATACTCACTAGGGTATGGTCCATATGTTGGATTTGGTTCATAGTTTTCTTGTAATGAGTTATCACCACGAGGATCATTAAATCCTTGAGTATTGTCTGATCGATTTTCTGGGATGCCAGGCAATGAACCCATGATAACGGGTTGTTGTGCTTCAGTGTCTCTAAAGAAACCAACAACCCATGAACCTTGCGTCAAAAACGAAGGTGTGTGCCCTAGGCCTTGCATCGATGGATCAGTCACAGGATGCATAACATGCGCCCATGGCAAATCCGTAGTCTGAACGTCAGTTAAGTATTCACTGTGTCGTCCAAGCACACGAACACGAACTCTACCAAGCTTAGCAGGATCGTTTCTGTCTTCAACTACACCAACGAACCAACTAAACCCGTCTTTTCCCATAAAATCTTGCATGAGACTATTTATAAGAGTTTAATGAAGGTCTGGATCACGCCCCAAGCGTTTTTCAACATGTGACCAGTTATATTCCTCAATGTTATAGAGGATATCTGGATTGTTTTGCCTTAACATTTCAACACAGGTCAAAGCTTCTTCTTGTTCCAGACCTTCAGTAAGTATTTCTTTCTTTATTACTCTATACTTTAACATGGTCGGGTATTTAGTGTTTACATATTTCCAATAAGTTCATCAGGAACAATATAATCAAAATTGAGTCTACCTCTCGTACCACGACGAGCAATTTCAATATAAATTGAACTCATAGACTTCTTCTTGAAGGGAACATACTTCTTTAGCTTCTTGGACTTGTACAAAAACGTACCATCTTCCAACTTGATATC